AATTAACAAACCGTTAGGTCTGCAATCGTTTGAGGAGCCTGCGTCATGACCCCGTGCCCAACTAAGCATTTTAAGAAATTTGCTTACGGACAAGTGTTGCTGCTTACCTGGGTATATCCCTTTGCTTTTGCCTGCTGTTTGATTCCCTTCAAGCGGTAGTTTACATTGTTTGTTCGCCATGCTGTAAGATGTTCTTTGTTTTTGTCACGCCACTGCTTCATATTCTCTGCATTATGTTTCAGGTATTCCTCTTCGTTTTCACCTCTTTTCTTTTCACGGTAGGACTTGTAGTATTTTTTATCATTCTGTCTCTCGTTCCTCTTCGCCTTAACTTCAGGACTCGCTTTCTGTCTCGCATCCTTCTCCCTGCACTTCCCACAACGTTTGACGGTGGTTCCGTTTTTCCCAATAAACATGCTGGGATCCCTCCAGCAGCTGCAGTTTACGCATTTTTGCTTGGACACCGGCAGAACGGGCAAATCTGGATCTTGAGGCGGCTCATTCATTTCTATATTACCTTGATATTATCACTATATCTAGTGCGAAAATAACTTTAAATGCGTTTTATACGGTGAAGCTGTTCGAACAAACCAGATTTAATATCAGAAAATCTGGTAATACTCTTACAACCAAGGTTATTTACCAAGATAAGGAGACCTTACCTCCTCATCTTAAAACACATATCACCCTCACTGAGTTCAATCAACATGTATATATCCCTGAACTTGGGTGGGTTAGTTTATAATTTTTGTTTTCTTTTTCTTTTTATTTTAGTTCGCGGAACACATAATCTCATCACCCATCTGTTCTTGGTTGCTAGCTGTATAGCACTTATAGCTCGTGATCCAGTCAGATGCGAACACGAGATTCTCACATTCGTCATCCTCCTTTGATTGAGAAGAATGACACATCATCCAATCAAAGTACCTATTCCATGCGGTAGAACAGTCTCCAAGAGAAATCTTCTCACAGAAGACGACGACATCCTTCTTGCCGTGGCACGCCGCGATGATAGGGCATAGCTCATCCATCGGGATGCTCATGCGATAGAGAACATCCAGACAATTCACGCGATTGTTCAACGATGCTTCAAGTGAAACGCTTTTAAGCATCTCCGTCTCCTCTGCCGTAGCAGTTGTATCCATTGGATTGAACTTCGTCATCAACGCATTGATCTCATCCTCAAGATATTCCGTATCTCCAGAAAGACACGCCATCACCATATGGTGAACCGAGTTCTTAATAGTTTCTTCACGATTGACATTCATTTTGCCTGTTGCTTGTTTCTTGTTGTATGCTGATATACGAATTGCTTTATATACTAAGGTAATCCTGTTTCTATTGTTATAATCATATTACCTTGATATTATCACTATATCTTGTGCGAAAATAACTTAAAATGCGTTTTATTTTTGTATACCGTATTTTCAATGCGGGTTGGGTGGTAATTTATTCATTTACCAAAGCTGTTCGAACAAACCAGAAATATGGTAATATTCTAATTGGCTTACCTCCTCATCTTAAAACACATATCACCTTCACCGAGTTCAATCAACATGTATATATCCCTGAACTTGGGTGGGTTAGCTTACTAATTTGTATTGGCGACATGATCACCTATAGGAAAACAGATTTGTTATTATAATTATTTTTTTACGTTTTTGTCTCTAGTTGGAATCGCTTCCTCCCCTAGGTTTCCCTAGGGGGCCGACTGTATCTTAAGCCGAGTCAGGATTATCATCTCCTTCACTCTCGACCAACTCCCGTTCAGTCTGTGACACCCAACCATAGCCTGATTTAGCGGCTTTAGGTTGTAAGTATGCGGGTTGCCCAATCCTTAACATTATTACCATACCTGTGTTCATTATTCACAGCCGGGTCTAACCTTTCGATTAGACCGTTGGTAGTTAAGGCTCTAAGGGTATTCCCGAACAACAAGGAATTTCGCAGAAGAGCTAAACTCTCCCACTAACAACTAACAATGATGGCTTGTTCCATCCCGGATGTCCAAACGGTTTTTCCATTGCAAGAGTCCGGATTGCAATGGCGTGTTGTTTTTGCGCTCTATCAACTTGAAAAAGCGAGTCCTCCCATTCCAGACATCACACGCAGGACGTTGTACGACAGGGCGTACACACGGACCTTGGCGGAACCCGAGTCCAGGAAGCCAGACTTCAGCTCCATCTGCAGGGTGGCTGTGTCTATGCGGCTCATATTTATTGTGCCCGACGGCTGATGCTCCTCTGGTTTCAATCCGAAGGAATACACGTTGATTCCCTTGTCGGCACCGGCGGCGGCGGAGGTAGGCACGTTCTCGTGGTGCTGGAAAGGCTGCACCATGGAAAAGTACTCCCCGGGACGCTCCGCGAAGCGGTCGTGACCATTCAGCTGCAGCTTCGCCCTGGCGATGGGGTTAACACCGAGCTTGGAGTAGCTGAAGTAGTTCTTATCATCGACCTCACTCTCGTGCTGGACAACCCACACCAGCTCCTTGCAGGGGTGGTTGAAGGACAGCTTGATCTTGGGCGAGCTGCTGTTCACGGACTCGTCGCCGGTGAACTGCAGCTGCTCGATCAGGTACTCATGCGACAGCTGAGCGAATCGCCGTCGCTCGTCGGTGTCCAGGAAGATGTAGTCAACCCAGAGAGCGGCGGATCCCATGACGGGGGTGGGCAGGTTTCCGGAGTCAACCTTCACGAGCTCGGAAGCGGCGCGGAACTCGATGTTGACACGCACCTCGTGGTACTGGAGGGCGATCAGGGGCAGAGCGAGCCCGGGGTTGCGGCAGAACCAGAACTGCAGGGGCACCCACAGGGTGGTTGCCGCGGTCACCGACTCGCCCACCATGCGAGCATAACCGTCCTTCTTCCCGGCTGTCTGGGTCAGCTCGTTCCAGATGTACATCCAGTCACCGTACATCTTGTCGATTCGCTGCCCTCCGATCTCGATCTCAACGTTCTTAATCATGGCAAGACCAACAAAGTCAACCCAGCTCGGGCCGTTGGAACCAGTCAAAGCGGGCAGATCAACCTGCAGGTACATGCGGTGGATCAGATCTCCGTTACGGGAGATGGTGCATGTCACACGTCGACCGAAGTCGGCGGCACCGTTGAATGTCTGCTCGATGGATTCAATGGCGAAGTTGGTGTGACGGCGGTAGACCACCTTGAAAAAGGTGATCTGGGGGTTACCGGTCAGGTAAACGTCTTGAGCGCCATAGGCAACAAGTTGAAGGAGTCCTCCACCCATTTGTAATAAGTGTATACTATATACTAAGAAAAAAAAATTGAAAGATTTTTTATTTTATCTTCTTTCTGCGTATGAATGCGTTAGTATATGGTGCTTATGTCGGGAATCGAACCCAAAACCTTTCCCTTGTAAGAACATAGTTACAAAGGGAACGCGCTGCCAATTGCGCCACACAAGCCCATATAAATGGTCCAAAAATAAACAAAACCGGCTATCTGCGGACCACCCTGACTTTTGGTGCATTTTTTTTCGTGACAATGGAATTCGCGTTGTACTCCTCCTCATCATCGGCTTCACGCGCGCCGCCGGACGCGCGCTTATCGTTTTCCATGGCTTGCAGGTTCCAGAATTCATTTGTACAAACACGGAAGTCATCGTGCATTTTTGCTTTGTAGAAGAACACCATGTCTTCTAGTTTGTTGCTCTGTACCTTATTGTTGATCACCAGACACTCGTAGTTTTCCGTGCACTGGTCCATGATCTGGCAGAACACATCAAAGGTCGGGAACATGCCCGCGAAGTTTTCATAAATCCTCTTTCTGTTGCTGACATAATTCTCCCGCAAAATAAAGACAAAGTCAATATTGGTTCTTAGCGACGGGGGCACTCCAAGCGGATACTGCATAGTAATTAAGAAGAATATCTTTAAGTGCCTTCCGTTCATAAAAATGTACCGGATCGACTTATCACTTGTCCAAGAAGCATCAAACAAACAGTCATCCAGAATCAAGAAGGCGCGAGGGTCAATCACGCTCCCTCCATACTTTTGTTTTTCCTGGAACTGTTGGTCACAAATTTTCTCCTGACGATCAAGGAATTTCTTGATGATATCCGGTTCATATTCATCATAGATAAACATACCCGGAATAAATGTCTCGTAATGGTGATTGGCGCGCTCTGTTCCGCTAATGACCACCCCCACTGGCAGTTTTTGATTACGGTGCATCACGTCTTTGACCAGGACAGACTTTCCTGTGTTTCTGCGCCCAATGAAAACAACCACACTGTCATCTTTTAATGTTGACATATCAAACGCTTTCAATTCGAGCTTCATTTGTTTCGTCGTCCGTTTATTCATTTACTCTAACCTTTTTGAACGGTTACCTTATGACATCAGGACATATAAAATTAGGCGATATATTCGCGCGTCACTGAGTGTTTCGTATCGCCTATTTCTGTGCTGGCAGTCAGAATAATAATAGAACATAGCACCAACGGAACCATCGTTTGAACCGGTACCCGGATTATCACTGTTGTGATAAGTAGTATGAGGGACGCAGACTTCACAAAAGGGTGCTCAAGTGCCCGCATTTCACCGGCAAAAGCAGATATAAAGGCAATCGATAATACTGCTGGAAAATATCTTGACAAAATGATGTGACTCATCATCATGGTGTGTCTCCCTAACTTGCATTGATAAAATTTAAAAAGGCGGACGACCAACGGCTACATTTTCGCGAATGCTCCGGATAAGTATGTCTTCGTAATGTGTGGTTGGCATCTTCATGATCTTCGAAGTTCCAATGTCTATATCGTCCACATTTCCGTCTCCTTCTCCTGAGAATAGACTGGGCACTCCATCCGGAAATACCCAGCAAGAAATCCCAAGGATGACAACGAACGAAACGAGGACAACCGCCACATTACTGGTCGCGTCTTTTTGTTTTACAGGACCATCGTAGTGAACAATATCTGCCTTATTCCCCTCACCTTCTTGTAGAGTCAAAGCTACGTAGACCGCGAGAGCACCAAAAGCAGCAAGTACTAAATTGGATAGCATTTGGTTATCACTTGATTGGAGTATATTTTATTTTGATGTTTAAAAGAACGCATCCTTCACAGGTCCGCGTTGTTTGGAAGGAATGTGAACCCGTCCTTTCGGCATATGCATTCTCCTGTGATTGATGAGGAGGGCGGCATGTGTTGTACTTGCACTAGCAACTGTGGAAGAATTATATTCACTGTCGTCTTGGTCTGGACTTTCTTCCTTATTTCTACCAAAATCATTTCTGGTTACGTCAACAAATATTGTTTTTCGAGATGGCTCTTTTTCCATAAGTTGTTCTGTATATTCTTGTTGTTCAGTCTCCAGAGCCAATGCGGCTTCCACCGGATGAAAAGCGCCTCCGGACGCGGCATGGACAACCTCGGTTTCTTGGAAAGCAGCGAGCGGTATGCCCTCTTCGTCCGTGTCTGAGTCAACGCAAAACTGTCTGTCGGTATTCGGTGCACTTCTTGGCGTTTCCTCGGGAACTAGTATGGAGAGTGTGTTGTAGTCGATTGGATTGTCTTGTTGCAATTGGATCTTGTTAAATTCGGTATGTAAATCTTCCTCATCACCTCGTTCTTGCTCTTGAACGATGTCCCTCTGTTCCTGCCCAACCTGATCCTCCTCCTCCCCCTGTTCCTCCTGCTCCTCCTCCCCCTGCTCCTCCTGCTCCTGCTCCCCCTGCTCCCCCTGCTCCTCCTCCTCAGTGCTGCTGTCCTGCTCCTCGGTGCTGCTATCCGCTTCCCCAGCGATGCTGTCTTGATCTTGTTCCTCTTCGCCACTGTTTTCTTCGTCATTGCTGCTATTTTCGTCTTCAGATGTGGATGCATACTTGTTCCGGTAACCGGATGTGTTTGCTCTTGCGGTTTGTCTAGTATTTGCGTGCACGACCTCATCAATAGGGATCATTTCTCTTACGACTTGTTTAATGGATTTCCTTGCCAGGTCTTCACAAATCAGTAAATTACGCTGCATCTCAATGCTGCGGACCTGGTGATACAGGAGATAAGGTCGTTTCCATAAAGCACGAGCAAACACAATCATACACTTATGCACAAAGTGCTCGCTGTTCGGCAAGCGAACACTTATTTTACCCTTTCTTTTCTCAGGATCAAGTGCCAATAAACATTGATAATTCGTCACAAGCGTCGCTTTTACAAGATCTGAGAAATGCGGACAAGCGCTATTATCCAGCATCCTACGGAAGAGAAGTGACACCAGATCTGAGTTCCACTTTGGCACACCTGCACATTCCTCTTGGAAGCCTTTTAAAATGCCGTCTTTCTGGGTCTTCTGTGACTTTCTTGCATCATGGTACATAGATTGCACTTCCTGCACCATGCTCTCAATAAGCACATCACATAGTGCATCTGTGTATTCCTGTTTGTTGTCAAGCAAAATGCCGAGATGCGCGTCTTTTTTAGAAGAAGACATTATCGATAACCCAATCTGGGTTAGGTTACGTGCTTTTCTTTAAGTTCTGGTTTTCAAGCATTCCAATGACTTTGTTTGATGGATTTGGCGAATATCTGTCAAGTATCTGACTTACACGCGCAGCAAATTAAGGGGATTGCTTCGCAGAGCATCAAGTAGTGATGGGTCCAGTCGGTTTTCAAGAGCATTGTCGAGCGCATTCGGTTGTTTTGTAAATTCGCAAGCAGACTGCTGCTGCAAGCTGTTTATTACATTGGTCACATTACCAACAGAACGCTGAGCAATGCTGTCGGTCTCAATCTTGCGAACATCCAACAGAACACCTTCTTTCGACAAAGCGTTCTTGGGTCCCTGTGAGGACGGTATGCGCTCCCCGGCAATATTTAGTGCCTCTCGGGTTCCATCAATCTCGGCATTGGCTTCCGCGCGCCGATCCATGGGTCTAAAATCGCTGGTGCTGCCCGCATCTCCCATGTAATCATGATCGCTGATGAATTGTTTTTGCGTGGGATACATGGTGATTGGGATGTGTGTATACGCCCCGGCACTCCTTTCGCTTGCCCCTCCCATGTTTCCAGCCTGTCTGGCATTCCCTGCCATTGACTGACGATGGGTAGCCTTTGCAACTGCTTCCGGGTTGTACATTTGTGTCTTGTAGTTGCGCGAACTAATATTGCGATTTGTCTCTTCGACCGGCATGGTCTCGCGAGTCGTGGTTCGCGCTTTGTCTTCCGACACCATCTGCCCCTTCTCTTGCGGACCTGTCAGATTCCCAGCATTCCCAGTGTCATGGACGGTGGTCTCTTTGATCGTCGTCCGCGCCATGTGATTGACCGGGTCCCAAACCACATTCTTATAGACGTGCGCGCTCATGTTGCGCTCCGTCTCCTCGTCTTCGGTGGTCTCGCGAATAGTGGTTCTTGCCTCATCATCCATCTTCATCGTTGGCTTCTCAGGGAAGGTTGCGTTCATACTTCCGAAGGTTCGTGAGTGGTCCACAAAGTACTCGCTCTTGTTGTGGCGAAGGATATCCATAAGTGGCGCAATCGCCGCTTTAACGATAGAAGTCACATTTGTTACGACAGTAGATGCGCCGGTAATGTCACGTGCATTGTCATAGACCATAATAGACTCCTTTCCGTAGTCGTCGTTAGAGCCCTGTCCAGGCTTTGATCTCTTGGCAAAAGCAGGTCCAGTATATTCGGTATTGGTGTCTAACCGATTGGTCGCTTTGACGAGTTGAATAGGACGCTCCGCTTCTTTCTTGATAGCACCCGTTGTGCGGATCCACTGGTCCTCCGTTTGATTAAAGTAGGTGTCTGGGCGGTTCTTTTCCATGGGCGCTTGCAATCCTCGTTGGGCAATGGCTTGGGCGGGACCAGTAACCCGTCCTTCATAGACGGTCTTCGGTTTTGTAAGAACACGCAGCTCGTCCACGGTTTTTGGTCGGAGAATATCCAATGTGTTGTTTTGTTGATGTCCACCAGACGGCTTGGCTGTATAGCCTTTGTCCAGACCAGGTCCAACCTGGATTGGTGCGATTGGGAAATCATTATTTCGTGCCCTAGCAGGTTCAATGCGCTCCGAGTAAAACTGATTGACGTTTTGCATTCCACAAACATTAGTAAACCCTTTTGTCGGTGTAAAAAGCTGGTTCGGTTCCTCTTTATCAGCAAGCAAGTCCCCCCTCCCAGTAAAGCTCTCCAGTTTCGCCATATTAAAACCGTCGCTCATGTTCTGTTTTACACGACTTCCAAAGTAGGGAGTCATGTTGTTATGTTTAAAATCGCTTGTACCCATCATGTCTCCACTGAGGGACCGAATACCTCCTTGCCCTTCGCCCGGTCCGCTTACGTCCACTCTGTCAAACATGGAAGCGTATGCTGGATTGGGGATGACGCCGGTCTGTTGTGGATTTTGAGAAGCTGTCCATGAAGCTTGACGCCTCCTCTCCTCGTCATCTCGTGTTGTTTTTGAATAATTACTCTCGTACATGTTGCGCATCGACGGCAAGTCGGATGGCATGGGTCGCAATTGATTCACCTGAGCACTGACAGCATCTTGCTGATAACCTGTAGCATAAGCAACTCCAGCTAAAGCACCAGCTGCATACAATTCCATTGTTGTATAACCTCTACGTTATCTCGATAAAAAAAATGACCCGATTTTCACCTATGCACACCACAAAGTATCAACCTCGCTGACTCTTACTATTGATGTATGATCGTGGGAATTGTTGAGGCGGATTGCTTATTGTTTGCAGGAGCTCACTTTGTACTCGGTGGTGATTTTGATTTCACTGTCACCACGGGTAATGATCTTGGGCTTGTCCAGAGTGACCTTGCTGGCGACATAGAAGAACATCTTCTTCTTGGACTCCTGCGAAGTTTCACGCAAAGAAAAGTGGATAGTCTTCTTTGCCTTGTTGTCCTTAAAAAGCTGGCGGGCAGCTTTACGTCCAGCCGCTAGGGGGGCGGAAGCCATGTATCGACCTCCTGTCGAGTTCACATCGGAGCTTTCAACTGTAAAAGAGCGTTTATCAGACATAATGTAACCTATGTATGTTCTATCTATCATAAAATATATTATTTTTATACCTACATACTTTTATTTCGGTAATACGGAGACTTACTGCGACGGACCCCTTGTTGCCTTAGTAACATCTTCACACGCCTGCATATACGCAGGGGCAGACAGTTGGGCAGGGGTTGCGCTCGTGATTGTCCAGTTGGCAAACGCCTGGGATGGGTCGACTCCACTGACGTTGCTTGGCAAGGTAGCCGTTTGATCCATCGGTGTTTCCACGCATGGTTTGTGGTTGTCCTTTGCCACGATACGGTAGTTCACATTCCACTCAAAAGGCACAATGGCTTTGTCCTGGGGATCATAGCACAGCCACTCCCATCGGTTCCATCCGGTTCCGCGGAGTGAGCAAGGGGGGTTGCTTAGACGGGTGCTCTCCGTGGGAGCCATGTAGGCACGGGGATCACGAGCTCCTTTTGGTGCACATGCATTCTTTACACCCTTTCCGGGAGTCCATTCGTCCGCCGCGCATTTTGTGTTTTTGCGAGGTAGTCCCAACAAATCCGAGGAAACATCCACGGCGCTTCCGGGAGCGCAAGACCCGGGTCCCCAGGCTTGGTATCGAAGAAAGGGGTCCGCAGGGATGTCCTGGTCTTGAGGCGCGCAATCAGCGGCGGGTTGTCCAATCGCGTACATACCTGGTCCTGTAGATTGTCGAAGTTTTTCCTCATAGCTGCAAGGGTCATAGGGGAGGCGTTCAAAACTCATTATGACTACTATATCTGTAATAACGAACCAAAAAAAACGGGTGAAACAGATCTAGCACTAGCACTAGCACTAGCATTCGCTGGATTCTTTATTTCTATTTTCCACAGCTTCGGTTCACAGTTCCGCTCGGGAGGGGGATGGCGCGATATCCAATCATTTGGCAAGAGGGTAGGTGCTTCATTGTTGTATTAATCGGGGCAGTCTTGTCATTCTTGATGACACCGTTGGCGGAAGGCATGTATTGGTTGCAAGGGCACTTGCTAGCGAAACGAGTCTGTCCACGCAGTTCACTCTCCAGGTCTACCAGGTTTCCGCTCACGTGAGACACGGCACTACCGCCGACAAGTCCCAGGTTGTGGCGGCATTTTTGTTTGTGTTCATACCTGGCTGTGTCAAGCACATATGTTAGGGAGCTGACACTTTCGTTAAGATTCTGCTTATAATTGCAGGTGTCATAGGTAAGACGATTGAAGGACATTTTTATTATACTACTATACGTAATGTTGGAAAAAAATATAAGGGCGTGAATGGAGAGGCTTATTGTTTGGATAGTTTTCGTGCATTGAACTGCATACCGCAGGCTGCGTTAAACTCCTGACGTCTTACAAAGTCACGAGTCATTACACCTCCATTGGTCCAGGGCGGAACAATGTTGTCGGCGTTTTGCACACTGTCCTTTAGGCAATCGACAAGGGGAATGAAGCGATTGTAGTTTATTTCAGAGAGGCTCTTCTTGCAAGGGATGCTAACGCCTTCTCCCGCGGATCCGGGGGTTCCTTGGATAAGGGGCATCTCCTTGTCCGAGTCGGGGATTCCGGGTCGCAGGTTTGGGACTGCTTGGAAGACGCGCGTGTTCAGTTGGATGCGGCATCGATCCCGGGTGAGTTGCTCGGGTGCGTTACGCAGTCCCGAGTAGATGTCTACCAGGCAATCGTCCGCAAGTCCGTAACCAACTCTTGTATGAAGGTTGGGGTGGTCGTATTGCATATCCGGGCTGCGCACCTGGGGGGCAACGCAGTCCACAGGCAGGTAATTGTACACTTGGTAGTTAAAGTTGCGCTCATTCTGGCTATCTTTTGTCATGGTGGCGCATAAATCGCCTCGAACAGATGGGTTATCCTGGAACAGGGGTTGTTTCATATATAGTCTCTATTGAGAGAGCAATATATTTATTCTGGGGCACACCGCTATGTTCTCTAAGAAAAAAATGAATGGAACAAAAGACCTACGACTGACCTATTTGTACGTGCAAATTAGAAAAGCACTGTGTGAGGCTGCCTTCCTTGCAGGTAGGTCCCGTGCCATAGAGAAACTCGGCAAAAGACTCCTGGTCATTCGGTATGGTTGTATTGGGCATGGTATAGAATTCTCGCTGGGAAGACATCTTGTTATATATGTCGCTTGAGTCGCGGAAGATTTTCTTATTGAAATTGTTTTCTACCCTCTCTTGTATCTTCTCGTTCAGTACATTGCACGCCTGGGGTCGTTTTGCTGCCTCATCATAGTCAGATTGAAGGACGTTCATGAATGGGTTATCGACAGTGGGTCGCACACAAATAGACTCGTCCACAATATCAAGGCTTTTAGCCTCTAGATACTTTTCCATCTGAACCTGTTTCTTCTTTTGAAACTCTTCAATAACGATGGTCACGGCACCTGCAATAATGGCAAGGAACAAATAGCTTCCTTGCCCATTTGCAATTGCAAGTATGACACTCAAATAGGTGAAAAATCTAACAAGTGCGTTTAGCTTCTCTTCCTGTGTCATGTGGGACTGAGGAAGAATGATATGCCAATTTTCTGGCGTAATAAACATTGTAATGTCTTCATACCAGATTAATACTGTCATGATTAATCTCTGTAACTCTACCAAAGGCTAATACAAAAAACAAACACTTCTCCCCAATACTCTACTCTTTCGTCTCCTGTTTCTTATTAATTAATTTCTGTCGCAGCTTTTGCTGCGCTGCTGCTCTTCGCGCGGCTCCTGAAATTGCAGCTGTGTTTGGTCTCGTCGTACTAGAACGACTGCTTGCCCCTGATGAACTTCCTCCTCCCAGTCCGGCAAGTCCAGCCAGACCCGCAAGTCCGGCAAGACCACCCGCCCCACCTCCGCCAGCGCCAAGACCCAACGCCGAAGTCATTTGCTGTAGATTTCTCATCATGGATCCCAAGTCTCCCAGACCTGCCAATCCTCCGAGTCCACCCATTCCAGATGCATCGCCTCCAGTGCTTGCTCCTCCTCCCACACCACCCATGTTCATTCCGCCCATGCTGCTCATCATCTGAGGGAGCTTGCCTACAAGCGACATGGCGTCTGCCATCAGCGTCTCTTGGTTCAATTCACCGCTTGCCAGTTTGTTCTGGATTTTTGAACCAACAGAAGAGATGAGTTTGCCCAGTCCATTGTCTTTTTGCATGGCGGCAAAAATGTCACCGTCTTTCATCCCTTCTTGTAGCTCTTTCATATCGATTTCGGTAACAATTTCCTTTGCTAGCTGTCCAATACTGGTAGCCTCGATGTCCTTGAAGCCAGAGAACATGTCTTTTTCTTGGCAAGTTATTCCGTATCCGCGAAGGCGCATGATCAACGCTAGCGATGATTCATTTTCCTCACTGTCTCCAATAATCTTTTTTAGTTCTTCCAAAAATTGTTCCTTAGGAACCTCCTTGTTGTACAGTGTTTTTAGAGCATGCACCAATTGGTTTGTATGTTCCGGTGTGATCTTATCCATTAGCTTCATCGTGACAACCAAAACGGTTAGGTACTGATGAACAATGAAGGGGTCTGATATATTTTTATACACGTCTCCGACGGTAATCCCTTTAAAGAGTTCAAATGAAGAAGCCTTCAAAAAATCATTCATCTCATCGCACGTCGTCCCCTTTGTGTAGTCTGACACAAACTCACTTGCATTGTCGCCATTGGCGACGAAATCCATATGAGATGCATCTTCCTTGTCAAAACTAGTATAATGGTTCCTGATCGCCTTGCGGACCTTGCTATCGTCGCGTGCTTTCGCCGCTGCCTTTAGCTTTTTGCAAAGATCCCAGTAATATTGGTTAAAGTGAAACACCGTGGACATCCGCTATAATGGCGCAATAGCAATATCCCCTTAAGTGAATTCGGTGGTATGGGAATGTATGAATGAACTACATCTTCTTGTCCAGGAGCAGCAGCAGGTGCAGGTACTTCCAAACCACGTCACGGTTTTCATCATTCAGAGAGGACCAGCATCCCTTCAATTTGGACACGATCTGATTCACGTCCGTTCCCTTGTCTGCACTGTTACTGTACTCATTGTAGTCTTTTTCCAAGAAAAAAGCCTCGTCGCGCTCCATGATTTTTTTCTCATAGGGAACTACCAACTGGTCGTGGAATATTTGACGCAATGCCTTGTCATTCGCCAGGAGGAGAATGCGCGTGGAGGTAATATATAGCCTGAAGTCGGAATCATTCGGGAACACCTTCGAAAGATCTTTGAGCATTTCCATAAACTTGTCGTTGAACACCTGAAGAAGATTCATGTTTTCACTATCGCGTTGCTGATGGATGAGGTAATTGATTCCCGTTTAAATAGTTTTGTGGCGCGCCAAAGGAATAGTTTTTCTGTGCCATTTCTCGTTCACTTTGCAAGTTGTCCATATTGGTTATCTCTTTCTTACGCCTCGTTTCCATTGGAGCCACAGCACCTGACATATGGTCACTGATTGCTGCTCTGTTTGCACCAACTATACCTGGCGTACTGGTTATGGCGACTCCGGGAACATTGGGATTGTATTGTAAGGCATCTCCTCCTTGCAAGGTTACGTTGTTCAAAGGATTTGTAATATTGGTTACGTTTGTGGGTTGCAAAGATGTTTCTTTCTCAGTTAAAACAGACCAGCCGTAGTTTTTCTGAGCGTCATTTCCATCTGCAAGCTCGGGACCATCGAGGAAGGTGAACGCTTCGGACAAACCTGTATTGAGAGTAAAAGGATGAGGTTCATCAGACTTGAATGGATCATCGTTTGGGAGAGGCATTTGTCCTTGTAAAACACTAGGAGTAGAGGTAGAGGTAGATGCGGACGCGGATGTAGATGCGGATGTAGTCGTATCAAGTCGTCCACTTCTCGGCAAGAACAGATAATCAAATACTGCTCGCCCAAACAGCACTTCTTTATTTGGCAAAATCATGAGAGCTGGGACGCTGTGAATCACACTGGGAATAGGTCGCTTGGAAGCTTTCAATGTTTCAATAGATACAAGCTTCACATCGCCATTGGTGTCTCTACGTTTGATTTCATCAAGAAGGGTTCTGGAATAAGGGCAGTGATCGCTGAAGAAAAGAATCATATCAGAACCAGATACTACTATTTATTAGTGCGCACTTTCTGTTTCGTGATTTACACGCATTGGTAAAACAAAGTTGTTAGGGGTCGGTAAAAATTGATCTTGATGGTAATAATCTCACCGGTTAGTAGTTAAAGAAGTCTTCGCATAAATATTGAATTATTTACATCATGTTTCGCAACTTAAAATTCGACCCTATTCCTTGTCGTACATCCTTCGAGATCTATGACATGGATCTATCTATTGTGAACGCCGTCCGTCGCATCATCCAAACCGACATCCTCACGGTTGGAATTCTAGGAGAGCCCGCGGAAGAGACTACTGTCATGATTGATGAGAACAATGGTCCTTTGCACAACGAGTTCTTGGCTCATCGCGTGGGTCTTGTTCCTATCCACTTTCCGGAGGAAGAAGTACTTGCGTACGAGGACGGCATGTTGCATGTAGAGTTAGACGTCACCCATGATGGATCCGGTATTCGCGAAGTTACCACGCACGACTTCACAGTCTTTCTGCAAGACAAACAGTTGCCTCCCAAGGAAGCCATCAAGTACTTTCCTGCAGACCACGTCACCAAGTCAGCTGTACTGATCACCAAGCTGCGCACGGGAGAAAAGCTAAAGTTAAAAGCCACCGCGATTAAGGCGAGTGGAAGGAAGCACGCAGCCTTCTCACCCGTCTCTCTTTGTGCCTTCTTCTATATGCAAGACGAAGGCGCCATTGCTCAGCTTGAAGCAAAAGGACCCGCTGACATTCTTACCAAGGAGCGCACCTACATGAAGAACGAGTTCGGCGACCCATCAGCTTACGTGTTTTCCGTAGAAAGTGAAAATGGAATGAGTGCCAGCTACCTAATAGCCGAGGGCTTCCAAGTGCTCATGTCCAAGCTGGATGCCGCCCGCACGCACTTTATCCAGAGGTCCGATGAGGACGAAACAAGTCTGATCAGGATCGCCCAATACAAAGAAACCGAAAACACCTTTGACATCACCTTCAAGAACGAAGACGACACCCTGGGAAGCTTCATGCAGTCGCTCATGCATAACGACTATGTGCGCCGGAAGCTTGAACTAAATGACAAGGGTCTCACGTACGCAGGCTACTATTGCCCTCATCCCCTGGATCCAACCATGGTTGTGCGTCTCTCCTTTACTACAGAGACTACCATCAAGGAGTGCGAGGAGTTTATCAAGACAGCTCTACAGAAGATGCACAATCACTTGAATGACATCTCGAATGAATGGAAAACCTTTGCCTTGGCATCAAAGTTAGGCAAAAAAGAGTAAATATTCTTCTTTGACAAGTACAGAGTAAGACCCTTCATCTGTAACCAACACTATGGAAGAAGAGGATAATGATGATTTTGTTGTTTTGGACGAAGAGCTTCCCCCACTCGAAGAAAAGGTCATCCTGAGTGAGGCAGAGTTGTTAAAGGAAAATGCCACCTTTATTGCTTTCAATCCTACGGAAGTTCAAGAATATCTACAGCGATTGGTGGCAGACGAGGACGCTGTTTATCAATTGCGAAAAACATCCGCCCTACAGTCGGCATACGAAGAAGCTACAACTTATATGAAAAAGCCCATACATGAGAATCCCCTATTTGTTCCAATGGTTGACATTGGGCGAAAACCTAGCGATAACTTGGAAGATTGGATGACTTCTGTTTGCAACATATCAAGAGAGACCACTTCGTTCAAAGCCGCACAAGATCTGTATGCAAAACGAACTGTCCCCTATATGAGTTTACATACCGTTCCAGAAAATGAACAGGCGACAACCGAAACCGAACTCCTAGTAAACAAACCAACACGAATTATCTTTCCATTACCTGATGACGACGGCTACCAAAGCGGAATGTTGCTTGCATCTGATCCTATCTTCACAAAATTAGGAACCGCTGTGCAAATACCAGTGATCGATAGTGGAGTGGCTTTTCTTCATGAACGAAGTCTACTCGCCAAGCAGATTCAACCGTGTAATATGGATCTACGAACCTTAGAAGCAGATGATATAAAAGATGAACTTTCCCAACTTTTTGAATCATATCCAATGTCCATCGGATCCATGCTCTATAAATGTACACCAGGAGAGTCCAGCCCCGCTATCATGCCTTCCTTGCAAATCGCATTGTCTGTCATTGACAAGCTTGCCCCCTCGCCACAAGATAATCATACAATCGAGTTGCTTCTCAGCACAGTCGGTATAGATGTAAACAAATTAGATGCAGAAAGTGCAAAAGAGTTTTCGTCATGGCTTGAAAAAAGGTGGGGCAATAAGCGACATGGACATGATAAGGGCGATAAAGCAGACAGCAGCCCTGCACACACAGACATTGGCAAACGCACAGGCAAAAAGTCGACAAGGTGTGAATTGCTACAAACGTTGCTTCAACGATTGGACACACTTGTCATACAATCTCCAGACTCATCTGTGGCTGCTCTGCCACCAAGTGAGTTGCCTCACATAGAAGAACCGTCGTCCACCTTCCACGCCGCTGATTTGCTAACATATGTACAAGAAGGCTATCAAATACCAGATCTGTTGGAGCAAGTCAGCATATATTTACAAAAGCTCAACACAAAGGTGTCATCCAGTTGGGATTCGGCAAACAGAAAAGCTTTACTGAAAATCCAAGAAAATCCACTATTGATCAAAGAAACGTTGGCAAAACTAACGGCATTCGAGTTGATAATGAATAGAACTGTATGGGACAAAAACGACAACATCTTTGTAGATACTTATCAAGATGTAAAAGACGTGAAAAAGGGCAATGATGTGAGGCTCTATGATGGAGACCCGAGTAACGCGTCCACCCTTTTTGTTGCAGATGAGATGGGCGCTGTAATGACGAGCTCGAAAGATGCCAAGTATAATGACGACGAGACAGACGCCAATAACATGTACTCGATTCTTTCAACTGAACTGACTTNTTATAAATTGGATATTGGAACGGAAGAAATCTTCCTACACGCCTTACGTCTGCTTAAACAGCTATCCTTGTCATCAGGAATGGAACTTGACTTAGCCACGATCGTCCCGTACGTAGCCAAGGGATATTCGTTTCCCTCCATTGTACACTCTCTCCAGCAAAAGTTGCCGACACTATCCGAAGCTGTCATTCGAGGAGTTGCAAATAAGATAAGGTACGCCAAAGTAGCGGTCGATTTGGAGGACTACTTCCGTCAAGTTGTTCAAGCAGATATTGAAGAAGATATTCGAAAGGTGTCAAAAGCAGTACACCAAGATTATCATATAGAGCTGCAGCGTCTTGTTTACGAATGCCTTGCATGGTGGACTATTGAACTTTTAACTCAATCGCTGTCTGGTCGGTTAAATTTTAGCTTTGAGCGGTGTGCTGTTTCGTCTTTGTCATCCTGGTCCCTCTACGGTGTACCAGTAAACCAAGATAGGTCGAAGGGTATTCTTCCCTACCTCGCGAATGCAGCTGTTGATATGTTCCCTCAGGCAGAATGGGCAAAAGGAAGCGCGCTGTACGTGGTGAAAATGGTCATTGATAAAATACAAGAAGATGAAAAGATGAAAGATCGTGTCGATAAACTGAAGGAAGTATATGAACAGCACAAGAAGAGAGGCAAAGTCGATGCTCAAGAAAATGCTGCAAACGCGTGGAATAGTATGATGCAAGTGGTCTATAGCAACCAGAAAGATCGGTACATGACTGAGTACATGAATGTGCTGCGTATGCTGCCGGCTGTGTTCAATTTGGACAATATCCCCAATAAGGACAAGTTGCAACATCCGCGCGCATATATGGGCTGCTGTCTCCAATCATTGGATGGGTCATTTGTAGCGGATTCGGACATTAAAAAAGTGGCAAAGACATTGGTTAAACTAAAGGCGTACTTTCAATCGAATAGTAAGTTGGTTGTCAAGCGATCAGGACTGCTGACACTTGAAAAGGACCTAAACAAAGCCTCTACAGCAAATGACAGCCAACAACCAACAGCCAACAAACTTGAAAATCAAATCATTGTGCAGCGACTTGCTGTTCCATTTGAGTATAAGAAGTGGTCGGGGACGATCTTGAGCACATTTCCTACCGCGGTTGAAAGCGAGCTTAGACAAAATCCATCCAGTGGCTACCTCTATGCCGAGAAAGGACTTCATGTTCTGTCTAGGACTGCCGGCACATACGATGTTGGTTTCATCAACAAATTCCTTGTGCATGATGAAACGTCCATCATTGATATGATCGCTTTGATAAGACGGGTTCCCATTGTTTTAAAGAGAGCATTGGACCAGATGAAATATAGTGAAAAGTATATTGAAACGAGGTTGTTGGAGGATGCGCTTTACGAGTCAACGACTCTTATTGAAACTGTTATTCCCCGTGGTCATTGGAGTGCTGAATGGACGCCAAACATCAAGTCAAGTCTCTGCATCTTTTTGGTTCGATTGATGTGTCTACCGTCCAAGGTGGATTTTGCTGGAAAAACACCCCAGCCCCAACTTTCTGTAATCGAGTCCGTAGATGGGCGCTTCTTATCAAATCTGGCACAAGATATGATCAAAGAAATCCAGACCAATATGAAGGCGCGCGAAATCCCCTCGATGGATCTATTGCAAGACACAATCTCTAAGCTGAGAGAAAAGCAGAAAAAAAGAGCTATCGACTATTTAAATCGGCACAACGACCAAGATCGCCAAATACTTGTGCAAATGAAAAAACTTAAGTTGGCTTCTTTAATGAACAATGGCGATGGCGACGAGGTAGAGGGAGAGGTAGATGGAGAGGGTGGCGGCGAGGGTGTTATGGAGCAAAGGAATGGAGTTGCCGAGATAAACGAAGAGGCGAGGGAAATAGAGGGTACTGACCTCGTGCCCATGTCCGAGTATGATGTGGAAGAAGCGGACAATTCAAATACATTCGACTCATACAACTGGTGAGTAATTGGTTTGTAACTGGTCCGTAGGTATGATCGGGTAGAGTCCAATGAGATCCTCAAAAACAGCTCCTTTTATTTCGACACCCACAAGATAGGAGATTCTTGGCTTGACGGATGGTTTAGGGAAAAAGACAAGCAGCTCCATATGTTTTCCGTGAAACTTTGCCGACCGGTAAAAGATGCACTCTATTGTTAATAATAAGTAAGATTCCAACCAAGAAGAGGAAACGAGTCGGTCATGTACCACTTGCACATATGGATGTATTTCCTTGTTGTCGCTTGGTAAACAGAAGTAAGGTGAGTCGCGCAACTTACTTTGTAATTTTTTTATGAATTTCTGGTAACAGATTTCGATCGTCTTAGATGGAAAGGGTGTCTGGTTGACAATGGGCTTCCATGGATTGTGATCGGCTAGATGGTATCTGGTCACTACTTTTCCAAAGGTCGGTGAAGCGTTCAGAGACCGCCAGATAGCATCTATGAATTCAGTGTCGTTCATTTCATAGTTGTACGTGGTCTTGTACATTGATACAAGGGACACAGGGATGCTTGATATAGGATGTCTATCTGTTTCAAATTTGGTTTTTATGTCGCCACCGTTGTTATCTTTCTCTTGATTTGCATATGAAATATCTGCATTTGATGGGAGGATCATAATTATTACACAGTGGCGTATATCTAAAGATGGCGCACAAAAACAAACGATCCTTTTCTCTTTACTCAAATGGAATCACCGTCTGCAATCCAGCAGCATCACGTTCCCCAGCATCCTTCGGAAAAGCGTAATCTGGTTTGTCTTGTCCTACACAGCACAAGGGGTTTAACGGATTGTCACAAGAGTAACAAAAAGGGGAGTATGGAAAGGTCGTCGAATATTTGCGCGAGGAAAGACGATTTACGCCGACCGGAAGTTCGCACGTACCATCGGATGTACATTTCCCGCGCTCGTTGACATAGTTTTTATTGGCACGATAGAAAGGACACTCTTCATTTGTAGTACATGGTTTATCCCATTCTGTTGTCACTTGTCGGTCGTTGCCTAATGCATCATAATTGGAGTTACAGGCTTCCTTTGAAGATGCACGTGGGTCACCATAGCACCTAAAATTAGCGTCCTTGTTTTCCGGATCGACGAATAAACGTGTAATAAAACCTTCGCGACCATTTGCGACTGTCGTAGAAGCCAGAAGAGGAGCCCCGCCTTTGCGCCAAACACCTTCCTGGATAGTTAGAACATTTGTGATGTCTGTCTTGGTACTAGTACTGGTTTCATTTGATGGGGGGAAAAGGTTCATAAGATTCAACTCAACCAAGTCGGCGTAGGGGTAGAACAGACGGATGCGATCGATATCCAAGGTTGAAAATCCACGAACCGGTAAGGCGGATCTGCGGAGCAGAGAGTGCATGGGAGTATCAGGAATCATAAAAGCGACAATGAAGTCGTACTTTGTTTTCGCAAGCTCTTCAAGCGAGTCCCATTTAGTGAGAGGAATGATCTCTGTTTGGTATTCCCCCTTTGGTATCCTGTACCCTCTTGCGATGCACTCTATTATGTTCAACTCTGTGTAAGTCATACAACCTATCCGTTTACCGACGATATTGTGAGAGCAGTCTTTCCAGGCTGTGTTCTTCTTGGCGTCTACAAGTGCGATTATGTATCCGGATGGACCTCGTTCCAATCCTTTTGTGTCATTACCTTTCAACTTAAAGAGTGTAGGTAGGTCCATTAGTATCGATATGGACGTGGATGGGGAGATGTCTTTGGTAACAATTTTGTCGTATGCTTGTTGACCAAGCGGCACAAACAACTGGTCTGGGTAGTTGAGTTTGTTCAGTGTAAAAGTTTGTTCAGGTCCAGTCTCAAAGTGTTCGTTGATAGAATGGTTCGCTGTGTACGTATATCTGTAAACAATGCACACGATGTACACGATACATACAAAGCATATAAATGAGAGCAAGACTTTTGTAGATAAAAACATGTCTCCGTTAACAGTTTTGAAGATAAATATTCGCGAACGCTCCAAAATAATATGTGAAAAGAATTGTAGTGTAGTCGCCTGATCGTTCAATGTTTCGATGGCTTGCGTCTTTGATTCTGTATCTTTGCATTGTTGGTATTCTAATATTATCAAAACCCGCTCTACTTTATGATGCCGAGGGCAACCTACGCTCGTGGAGTACAGGCACGACGGAAAGCACGTCTATATTCGCAGCTGCATTTGTGTTCCCTATCGTTGGGGTCATGTGTTTTTACCTGGTTGCTTGGATACAATTACTTCTAATAAATCGCAATTAAAGGTTTAAGGGTTTATGTATTATCGATGATAATGGCGGGATGGATGATGTGTTTTTGCGCAATACACCCCAAAACTTTGATTCACTGCATGGAAATAAAAATGCCTTTCAGCAGCTACAAACGTGGGGAGCCAAAGATGTAGACCGGAGCAAAAATGGTCTTTCTCCTTCGTCGTGTATATTGATTGTCGGTCCAAGTGGCGTCGGCAAAACGCTGGGCTGTTCCCTGCTGTTTAAAAAGTTAGGCTGGTTGCCATATATTATTCACTCAGACAACTGTACCAATGCAAAAGAGTTGGTGGACCATCTAAACAAGGTCTTTCGCACACCTGTTGGGGGGCGCTTCAATAACGAAGAGCATGCTATCTTTATTGATGAATTCGATACACTAAGTAGTATGGATCGAAACATAGGGGCGTCCCTTCTGCAGTTTCTCAAACAAAACAAGAACTTTGCACATCGCCCGATCATATGTACGGTTCAGTCGTCTTATGAAATGAAATTAGGGGATTTGCGAAAAATATGCGCCATGATTCGTCTGCAAGCCGCAAGTGTAGGTGACCTGTTTCTCTTTAGTGAAAATATTTGTAAACAAGAAAATTGGTGCATATCTCAGGAACAACTCTTGAACATTGCGAGGGATTCTCGAGGAAGCTACAATGCGTGTTTAAACAATCTACTGCGCCTTGGACATAGAGGCGGTGGAGATGAAATGATAGCTTCAAAAGTAGAGCTTCAGGAGCTTCAGCGCGAGGCTCCCAGCAAGCTTGAGCCAATGCCGAATCGAACAACAAAGCCAGTCAAACCCAAGAAGAACATCAAAGCGGATAAATGCGAAGACGAGTTAGATAAAGAGAATGATGAAAAAAACAAGAAGCGATTATGGGACAACTTATTGGAAAAGGCAATCAAAGAAGAGCCTTGGATTACACCTCTTCGATATCACGAGGAGTTGCCAAAGTTGGTTAAAGGCACAGGGCGTAGTGTGGGCGTCCACAAAGTCAAAGAGAAATATGCCGGGGCGTTGCTCGACCTCCTCGTATGGGATCAATTGACGTCAGATACAGATACAGATTTGACAGATGAAATGGAAGACTTATCCAGGGAGTTTTTACTGCAATGTATGCACACACATATAAACCCGGCAAACTCTATGAGTAATCCTGATGAGTGGGGATTCAGTAAATTACTGAGCATGCTGTCGTTGCGAAAAAAACAACAGAGGTCGTCCTACGGCGTGGGAGTAGACGCTAGCACACAATATTTAGTGTGGTCATGGAAACATTGAACTTATTTTATCTTAGAATACAGTAGTAGTATAATTGTAGATATGGATCAGCGAGACCGAGACATGGATCAATACAGACAGCAAGAGTCGGTGGGAAATGGGAACGCTAACGATCAAGAGATAGTGGAGCCAACTCGAGAATCAAGGCAGCCCATGGCTTCGCAACAGGTTCCTGTTCAGCAAATGCAAATGCCGGTTGAATCGAAGTTTAATAATGCGTTAGAAAGTGTCAGCAACGCCGCCCAATCTATAAAGGAAAAAGCAGGCGGTACAAGCGTCTCCATGATCGTCCTTGGCTGCATCCTTGCCATACTTATCTGTGTCCTTGTTGGATATGGAATGTATTGGCTAATCACCACATCTTTTACAAAAAATACGGGCATTATTATTCCAGAGACGAGGATGCCGATACGCGGCACAAGCGTCATCGTTGGAAGTGGTGACATGGTCCCTCGCCCAAGAAACGGAAAGCGATTGACGTTCTCGTTCTGGATTTATATCAACGACCTTGACTATTTCCACGGTAGCTACAGACATGTCATGCACCGTGGAAACGATATGAACGGATCTGGTCCTCTTGTCGTCTTAAACAACGAGAAGAACAAACTGCACATTCGATTTGCCAATACAAAGGACACCAATAATGTTGCTACGAATGGGTCCAAAGTTTCTCCTCAACAACCTTTCTTGAAAGATACTTCTGAACTCAAAAATGAATATAAATACACGGTAAACGACGAGAACTACATGAAAGTGGACATGCTGACGCATGGTATTACCATTGATTACATACCTTTGCAACGTTGGGTACATGTGGCTGTGGTCGTGAATGAAGAGATAAAGCGAGGAGCTATGTATACATACCTGGACGGAGAACTGGTGAACACGGTCACATCTGATGATTCGCTAGAAATCGAGGTGCAAAAAGATAATAAACCGATCAAGCGCATGATGAATTATGATTTCAGTCGTCTCAATTTGGACGTTCAAGGAGACTTTACCTTTGGAGGAAATCCATCGGACCCGACCGTAGGTCCTGGGTTTGATGGTCTTTTGTCCAAAGTGCAGTTTTTCAACTATGACTTGAATGGACACGATATTTACGACGTCTATCTGCAAGGACCCATCAACAGCGTGCTAGCAAAGATGGGACTGCCTGCCTATGGGGTGCAGGCGCCGATCTACCGCATTGCATAAGGGGAGAGTAGCTAAAAATATATAAACCAATATCAGATAGAAGAGAGCTTCAGATGATCGCGGTTATCTTTCAAGTTCTTTGCGCCCTGATAATTCTGGTCATCCTTTCAGTCATAGGATTCGCAGTGTACAACATGGAGTTCATTAAATCAGGATTGGCGTCGAAAGCTATCAAGAAGAGAACGGATATATTTACTGGGATTAAAGATGCAAAGTACACAAACGAGATTGAATACAATACAGAGGATACGACCATCCCGATGTACCGAGATATTATGCCATCGTACAATCAGCGTGGTGGTGCCGAGTTCTCGTACAACTTTTGGGTGAGACAGTCCAACACCCTATTCGGCAACTATACCGATTATAATAACGATACAATTAAAACGGATGATGGACTAACGAACAAAGAGGTGATATTATTCGTCAAGGGTGTAAATAAAGCGTACACGTATGACAATATTTGCAAAGAACCAAAAACAGATGTTATGGTCAAATGCCCGCTGGTGAAGTTAGAACGAATGGGCAACTACTTGACGTTGGAAGTGAACACGGTTCAAGCAGTGGATCCAATCAAAGAAGCGTCCAAGAATACATGTAAAGAGGGGGATAAATCGTGGTCCGCTATGAATCGCTGGAAACTATCTGTTGGTGGTCTTCGAACCAATCCTAGGTTCAATGAGAACTGGTTTATGGTAACCGTCGTTATCCAGGACACCCTGGCAACAGACTCACTTCCCATGCGAAACAAGGTGCGTGCCCGTATCTTTATAAACGGAACCATGGAGCTGGATCAATATTTGGATGGAACTATTGGAGAGGAAGGAATATCCAACCCAACGGTCCTAAAACAGAACAACGGAAATTTGTACGTGCTTCCTCAGGTGGCGACAACCAGTGGCAAGACGCTACTACCAACGGATCCAGAAAAGTTAATGATGGCGGACATGTCCTATTTTAACTATGCACTGAATGGTCAGGATGCAAAGGGCTTATTCAGCAAAGGACTGACAAAGCGATCAGCGGATGGGGCTAACATTAACCTAGAGAAAGAGTCGCTGTTCACCATTTCAACAGAGTCCAAAACACCGCAGCTCACTCCTCTTTAAACGCCACCTTGTTTTTATTATACACCCAATAAGGTGCTTGGATTTATAGCAGCTTGGTCTAGGTGCGATTGATTTAAGAACGAAGAATATGTGCATATAGTGTAAGTGTTTTGTATTGTCAATAATGGCTGGAGGGATTATTCAGTTGCTAGCAAATGGTGCAGAGAGCCTGTATCTTGTTGGCAATCCTGAGTTCAGCTATTTCAAGTTAGTTATAAAACGTCATACAAATTTTAGTATGGAAAGTATTCGAATTCCTTTTACTACAAAGCCTGTTTTAAATTACGATTCAAGTACTCAATATACATGTCGCATTGGTCGTAACGCAGACTTGCTGAAGGAAATCTACATTGGTTTTGAGTTGCCAGACATTTATTCCGATGGAGAATTGAGATTTCAGTGGATTGAAAAGCTTGCTCAGTACATGATTCTTAAATACAGCATTCGAATCGATTCACAGGTTATTGACGAAGGTTACGGGGAGTGGATGGATATATGGAACGAGTTGACACTACCAGCCGGGAAGAAAGCGGCGTATGATAAAATGACTGGAAACGTAGATGATTATACACACCCTCGAGCGAGTGCAAACATTGTAATCGTTGACAACCAAGAGTTTGAGTATGCATACTATCCAGCGGGAGAACCAGGAAAACCATCTATACGGCGCCGCCGCTTCTATGTTCCTCTTCCGACTTGGTTTTCACGATCACCAGCTTTATGCTTACCTCTCATTGCTCTTCAATACCAGCAGATTGATATTGTTGTTGAATTTAGACCGTTGAATCAGTTGTATCAGGTGTTCGACAAGAGCGAGGGCAGGTATGTTAGCCCAATGAGATATATGGGTGCTCACGCAGGTGAAGACAATGAGCGCGACGTTCGATTCAACCAGTTCTTGGGTTCAACCGGCTTACCAAACACATTGGATTTGGACGCTTATATGGAGGTCAATTACATCTTCCTCGGAGACGATGAGCGTAAGCTGGTTGCATTGTCTTCTACGGACTACCTAATTGAGCGGGTAGCACGAGTAGAATACAACGGTCTAATAGCTAATCACATTCTAGATATGAAGCTGAGTCATCCCATCAAGGAGATGATATGGGTAACCCGGCGTTCTGACGCGGCGCTTTATAATGAATGGACAAACCTAACGAACACCATTCCTTCCTACAGTGGGGCTCGCATCTTAAAAACAGCGAAATTTACCATCAATGGTTTGGATCGTTTTGACGACAAAGATGCAGCCTATTTCAACCTCATCCAACCCTATCAGCATCATACAAATAGCCCGCGGGAGGGTGTATACGTATACAGCTATGCTCTGTATCCTGAACGATCAAATCCAAGTGGACATATGAACGCATCGATGATCAGCAACCTGCAAATGGTGCTTACCATGGAGCCAAGAATTTTGGAAGCAAATAAGCCTGAGTACACATACGAACTGGTGATGTATGCTTTGCACCAAAACATCTTTAGCTTAATGTCTGGTATCGGTTCGATCAAGTTCAGTGGTTAACCGACCTTACTAGTCCTATCCCCTTGTCTCCCGATGGTCGACCGGCACCGTTTGTTTTGTTTTCCATAGTAATAATAGTAGAGTATGTCCTTTATACTATTTATTGTTTTCTTGGTTCTTGTTTGGCTTTTGTATTCCATGCACAGTGCATACAAGTCGATGGCGCTAGAGCTTCGTGAGATCCGGCTGCGTTGCATACCGGAGTCAGCCTCTTCGAAGGATACAACATATGCAATGGGTAAAGACACACGCGATAAGATAAAAACCGGGTTAAATTACTTGGCAAGTTTAGCCATGTAGCTATGTAGATATGCATAGGGATATAAGGATTATAGGCTAATTTAAGTAACACCAACAACAAATGGCTCCAAGGAAAAAAATAGCTAAGATAACTGAACCCGTTGAACCCGTTGAACCCGTTGAACCCGTTGAACCCGTTGAACCCGTTGAACCC